GTGAGAGCTAGCATTGCAAAAGATGAATAAGCTCCCATAGGCTGTCCAACAGAATACTTGATACGTATATTTCTATACAATCATGCAAAGTTTAGTATTTCTGATCAAAAGAAAGAAACTCAGCTATTATAAACAATGCTGAGAACTTGCTTTTGAACATCAATAGGTAAACGATCTGTAGCAGCTGAAAGATCAAAACAGGAGAACTGATGACCAGAGATAGTACCTGTACGGACTTTAGAAATAAGGTCCAATAAGGGTTTTCTCTGATCAAAGGTTCCATCCATTTTGATAAAGGAGAGTAATTGAAAGATTGATTTATGTAATGGATAAAGACTAAGCTGGATTCAGTAGTTTGTTATTGCAACAACTCTACCTTTTCCTGCCTGATCTTTAACCACACTCAACCTTCCAACAGGTAGTATGCCTCAGAATATGAAAGAAACTAACGCTGGAATAATCGCCAAGATTAGTAGAGGGATAATTCATAATAAAATGAATCATCCTGGCACTGAAGACGTTAAACCAACAATCACTAAAAGTAATTGTTTGGGATGATGTAACAGTGCTACTAAATCTAGGTTGCTACCTCATGACGATTTTGTCGCCATTGGGGAAGCAGATTCTAAGTTAATAAGTTTATGATTAAACTTTGGAGCTGCATATAGCCGTAAATCCTTCTTTGCACGTTTTAATAAAGCAAAGTCAATACTTCTTGAAGTCCCACTAAAGGGATCCAAGATAGTAGAGAGCTTTGCACGTTGCACAGTAGGAAATACTCTATAGATGGAAATCAGAGTTAGTATAAATTTAACCCCTAAATTACCTTTATTCATGAGATAAGATCTCAATTCAATCGGTAAAATAGATGGTATTCCAAATGAATCTCGTCTTACGTAGACACCACACTTTTGTGGATCTATTTCAGGCGACCCACTAAGGAATTTAATAATAAGTCTATTACATTCTTTTAAATAAAGAAATGTAAAATTACTTCCTGATTTTATTCAGAGAGTTTTGACCCTATTAAAGAATTCCAAAGTGGCCTTCTTTTGTTCTTCCATCTCAAAGATTCACGTGACTAGGTAGGAAAATCTGGAAAACTCTTTTAGAGAAATCCATACTTTCCGACTTTGTCTTTCTTTTCGTTGGGACAGTTGATCAATAGTTTTCATATTATTGGTTAATTGTTTTAGCAAAGAGAATATGACATTTCTGTCATATAGGTGGATTTCTACACCTATAGCCTAGATATCGAATTAAATCCTTCTTATTAGAATTTCTCCGGGCGTGTTGCCTAACTCTTCCAGATCAACTTGGAAAAGTTATTAGCGGCTCATCCGTCAGATATCTAATATGTTAGATTTAAAACGACTTCCATGATCTTATAACTGAATATAACGAATGGCTAATTTGGGGCCCTAGGCGGACACTTTTCACTCGTAGTTAAGTGAGGGAAGTGCAACTGATCTTTT